TCAAGCATTTTCAGAAACTTGTCTGCCTTTGCTGACATCAGTGTTCCGTAATACTGCCTCTCATGCCCTACTTGCACATAGAGCTTTTTCTGGGTGCCAATATTGACATAGCCGATTTCCATGTCGGCGTGTTTGTTTCGTAAGCCTGCCATAGTTGCTCCTTCCTGCTCAGACATAATTGAATATTGTCATTTGCCCTTTAAGTTGCTTTGGCTCCAACCACCAGTGCTCTGGGTCTCTCCATTCGATGCCAACATAGTCGAGAACTCTTCCCCACCCGAATGGGTTGCCCTGCTCATCCTTGCAGCATCGATTCATCCAGAAATCCCACTCTTTCGGATTCCGATCATAGAGCCTGTCAAATCGGTGCGGTCTAGTCTCCATTTGAATTCCGAAGCCACACATGGAGCACCCCGTTCGTTTTTCACCTGTGGTAGTGTATTCATAATCTCCAAACTCGTTTGGCTTCTCGCTGACTTTCACCTCTCCGTAAATATCTGGAATATGTACACCCAGATCGACGGCCAAGTGAACTATGTCAGAGTGATAGTAAAAAGCGAATGGAGCACTTCGAATGGTTGTCTTGCCAAAGTAGTTACATCCGTGTTCTTCCAGTGCATCTGCTCTTCTTCCACCTTCCGAGGCCATAATGCCCAGATATGGAACGCTATTGTTTTCTTTTGCCCAGATGTCGCACGGTGCTTCCTTGAGGTAGTAGCAACACTTGTCCGAGACTTTGAAGTCCTTCGGTGCTTTATAGCCGAGCGCTCGACCTTCTTCGTCAAGACCACCGAACAATTCCAGATACGTTTTTGGAAGTCGCATCTTGCTATCGGTGGCGAATCCACCCTGCTCTCCACACTCTCCAGTGATAATTGCATGACGAACGGTCTTGTTCTTCTCGGTTGGATGTTGCAGTGTGTCAATCTTGTTTGCTATTTTCTTCGATAGAATCGGGAAACCGAATTCCTGTATAACTTCCACTTTGTTGCGAAGCGGCCGAACGCAGATAACGCCCAATTCCTTGTGGACCTTTTGTATGCTTGCATCTTCCAGAGTTGAGGCAGAGACGAACTTTATCTCATTTTCGTCATAGCCCATCTCTCTGATCAGGTAGCAAAGCACGATACTGTCAAGACCTCCTACCGATACATGGAGGTTGTAACCTCTTGCCTGTGCTTCTTTGTAGAAACTGCGTATTCGGTCTTCACTCATCTTTCTTTTGATGGAATACGGCACTCTCTGCTTTTGAAGCATTGCTTCGTGCAATTCCATCTTGTACTTCTTATACGCTTCGAGGCGTTCTATTTTTGGTTTTGCCATCGCCCTGCCTCTTCCATTTCTCCTCCAATATCTCCGCAACACTCTCCGCCCACTTCTGCGTATCGAACCCACCCTCAATACTGCACTGATTGATTCGGTCGTATATCCTGTATGTCGGTCCGTCCTTAGTCGGGACGGAGATTACGGTGTAGCGTTTAGTCATCTTTTTCATCACCTTTTATGTTGTCGATGTTGCCGTGTTGTCGTAGTTGTCATAACTTTCTTATATATACCTTTTTATATATATTTATTATTTTTACTACTTTATAAGAGAAACAACGGCAACAACGGCAACAAAGTCTAAAAAAGCCCTTAAATATCACGTATTTCGTGTTGTCGTAAGTGTTGTCGTAGAGATTTTTTACGGCAACAACGGCAACAAAATTAGTCAAACGGGAGCTGATTTTGCTCATTTTCAGGCACTACTTCGAACTTTTCCGCCTTTTCGTAGCACCTCTGCACCCCATACTCCCCGCACCGTTGGCGCCCGGCGGGCATCCATCCGGCAACAGCGTTACGCATGATGTCGTGTATAGCGCGGATGTCGGCACGTTTCGGCTCGCTATATTCGTTCTTCAGCGCCTCGCGCCATAACATAGCTGCGCACACTCTATCCGCCTCTGTCTGGTCGAGCCATTCCTGTATGATTCCGATCCGGTGGTCTTCCTCCTGGTATCGCATCTGCATATCGGTCGCGACCTTCTGGAGACGCTTCGGGAGCACGAGGCTTACCTTGCCACCCTTGTGCATGTATTCGTCCATGATTTCGCCCCATGCCTGCGCGAATTCCATTCTTGTCGCCGCCTCATCTGCGAATATGTCGAATTTCACGGGTTGAACTCCGCAAGTGATCGGCAAGAAGCGCCTGTTCCCCGTCTGATCGGTTAAGAAGTCTGTCGGGTTAGATGTCCCGCACAGTACGCACATTCGCGGACGTTGTTCGGTTCGCCGACCGTACGGCACCCGGTAAGTATCGATTCGCGATGTGATGAAAGCCTTTATGGTCTCCACATCCTTTGCGCGTTTCGTCGCTTGCAGTTCGGCAAGTTCAACTATCCACATTCCTCTCAGCTTTTCAACGGCCTTGTCGCCGTCCAGTGTGCTAAAATTGTCGTTGAACCATGCGTCGTTTATGCACAACATTCGCAGAAACGTAGATTTGCCAATGCCCTGATCAGAAACGAGAACCATCATGTAATCGAATTTGCATCCCGGTCGAAACACCCGCGCCACCGCGCCTAACATAACTAGGCGCATAACCGCAGTAGTGTATTCGCTCTTCTCCGCTCCGAGCATTGCCGGGAGCAGATTCTCAACGTGTTTGTTACCGTCCCAATTGGCGTGGCATGTCTCGAGCATTGATTTGATCGGATTCACCGGGTATTTACTGCAAACATTGTTTAGCGCGTCCATAATTTTGTCGGATGACTTCAACCCGTAATTCTTTTCGATGTATGACCGCAGATTAGAATCATCCGTATTTGACCACTCGCGCCACCCTTTGTACTCTCTCCATGGAAGGTTCCCGTAGACGAATGGCGCATAAGCAATCTCGTTGAATCGGATTCTGCCAAACAAGGCATTATCATACATTATGGCTTCTTCCGCATTGTGGATGGTTTGCGCGGGCTTGTCCGTGACGTTGCCGTCCTTATCAACAATCATGGTGAGTTGTGGCTCGCGCCATTCGGGCATATCCTTTGAGATAGTCTTGAGTTCGCCCTTCTGGTAACGAAGCGCACTCTCCACAATGGTGGTTAATTCCTTATCGCTTACTGGTTCGTCGCATGCGTTCTGGTTCGTCTGTTCCAGTGCCGCCATGATAGCTGCGTCCGGAAGCCCCTGCGCCTGCATCGAACACGCTAACCGGAATAGGGTATCGTTACGCTCGCCGCTCTGGATCCTGTCCGGGACTTTGAAGTCGGACGCCGTTCTTGGTTTCTCATTTTCGCCAAATAAGAATTTTCGAACTGTGGCATCAATCGGCGCCATTGCTATTTCGTCTGGTGCGTCTTCCCATTGGTATTCTGTGCCGTTGGGATGAGTGGACGGCGGGGCGATCACATAACCGCCCTCACCGCGAACGTCTACACCATCGAGAATCCCGGCACGGTTCTTAATGTCATCACCTGAGTATTTGTAATAGAGATGATAACCACCTCTGCCAGTGATGCACTGAACTGTCGCAGGAAGCTCTCCGTTGATGCGTTCCCACTCGCTCACCGCCTCGTATCCGTTTAGGCCCTTGTTCTCGTCCAGATCCTCGTCGATAACAATGAGACCAGATACAGATCCCGTAGCAATGCCGATTGACGCGTCCGGCCATTTCTTCCACCATGATTTGATAGCGCCGACGGACTTCTTTGCGTCTTTGCATCCATGTGGTGTGAGTGGCTTCTTGCTTGTTGGTGAGCAAGGGAACACCGCCCACTGGTATTCGGTGGCGTATTTAATCGCCGCGTCTAATAGCTTGTTCATATCCTTCTATGATTGTTTTGATTGTCTTTCCTGCATCTTCTGGTGTGCAGAATCGGAATTCTGCCCCATATCGAGTAGAGATGGTCTCCATTGCTTTCTGCAAGCGCGGGCCTTGCACACAATTAGGCGAATAGCAGCTTCTCGGATTCTTCCAGAGATGAACCTGCGACAGGTCATTTATCCCGACGGTGTTTTCTACCAATATGATCAGCTTGCATCCCGCATCCCGTGCCGCTTTGCACTCGCGGATAAATCGCTGATGAGCACTGCCGCAGATGTTTTGTGCTATTTCGTCCATGTCCTTCTTGGTGTCGATTGAGACGGGCGGTACGGGCGCATAGTCTCCGAATGGTAATGCACACCGCACCACTCCTATCTCATTTTCGGCAAAGTAGGCGTGTTTTATGTTATGCTTGCCCGCCTGTTGTCTGGTATCCTCTTGGATGATCATGCGAACGGCATTTCCTCATCCATGCCGTCGGGGATAGACATAAACGCATCAACACCGGAAGTCGGTTCGTCCGGAAGCGTCTTTGCTTTGGGCGTTCTCTGCTCGCCGAGTTTATCGACCGGGAACTCGCGATTGACAATAAGACGTGTTCTCTTGTTGCCGTCATTGCCGTAGTATTCCTCGTCCTGGAACAGAAGCCCGATCCGCTTGCCCACCAGAGTGCGCTCGTCCGCATTGACGGCGCCGCAATCGAATACATAGTTTCCGTTGCTCTTGCTTACCGCAGAGCAGAACCTCTTGAGCATCGGGAGCGCCTTTGTCTTGTAGGACTTGACGTACGCGCCGACCCACGCCCAGTCGGGATGATCATTGCGGGTCTTCTCGTAGTATCCGGCGAACTTCCCTTCGTCGATGTCGTATGTGACTTTGAGATATTCTTTCTGCGGGAAATCCTCGACGTCGCGGATCACGCACACATAGGCTCCAGCGGTGGGCCGATCAAATTCGCCTGCTTCTTTTACATTGGTCATGTCTACTCGTTTCATTTAATCCTCCATTTCTACAGCGTCAAAGTCGCTGATTCTGCAATTTGTATCTCTGTATCTATCGCCTTGTTTTTGGCGCTTCCACCAAACATTAGCTATTGCCTTTTTAGCTGATACCGCCCACGTTGTGGCGTACAGTTTGCCGCCGAGTAATACGGCGTATTTACGCTTTGGCTGTCTCATGTGAGTGCCTCCGTCTGTTATTTGCCTGTTCTTTTGCGGTTGCCCATCTGCAATTAGACGGCTCATAATTTCCGTTGTTGTCGATCCTGTCGATGCTCAAGTCATTTCTGTATCCATTGGCAAGAGCCCATTTTTGGAAGTTCTCGAAACTATCAAGCCACTCTTTGCAAATATGTATGCCTCTACCGCCCCAATCTGGGTAATGGTATTCATTTGTGTTGTAACAGCGGGATTTCATGCCATAATAGATTCTGTATAATCTATTGTTTCGGGCATTGTATTTCATGTTATTTTTATTTCTTTTAGTCACAATCTCAGAATTTAGGCATCCGCAACTTTTAGTCTTGCCAATTCTTAACCTCTGACTGTTTACTACAATTTCGTTTCCGCAATCGCATTTACACAACCATTCAGAATTGCCTTGATTGTTCGTGCTTACCCATTTGATTGCTATGAGTCTGCCGAATCTTTGCCCCGACAGATCAAGCGGTTTCTTTCCCATTGTCACCTCCCAACTCGTAATAATCGCGGATGGCAGTATCAACCATCTTTAAATCATTTGGAATCTCTACCGATTCAAAGAGCCCTTCCGGCGTCTTCGCCGTGCTCTGCCCGTTGGACTGAGTAAAAAATTTGTGGTCCTGACAGTAGAGCACAATGTCAAAGCACCCCTCAAGTGTCAGCTTCTCATCGAGCATGCGCCCGATCGTCTTTGCCTTCTCGCGCCCATCTCCGGCAGTCTCTGTGTGATGGAGAAAATACACGATCTTGTCATCTTCAGGCAGGTCGTTGATAAAGTGAATCAGATTCCGGAAGTTGACCGCCATGTCCGTGAATTTGTCGTAGGACTTCTCTTTCGCACGGTCGAACAATTCGTTCACAAGCAAGTACTGCGAATCATCAATGACGATTGACTTTGCCTTGCTTGATGCGATAACCCTCTGGATCCATGAGTAGCAAGCAGCATTCAGCTCCGCGTAATTCTTGGCACTAGGAAAATCTCTCTTGACCTTGCAAACCTTAATGTCTGTCTTGAACGGGAGGCGCCCTTTCTCGACGCTGATCACTCCGACTTCATTTGCTCCGAAGTTCTTAATAGAATAGGTTTTACCCGAACCGGACGAACCAATTACAAATACAGGAATAGCCATTTGATCACCTCCTTATTTAATCCGGAGCGATTCCGTCTGCTCCAGATGTGCAAGTCCCTCCAGATCCTCTCCGGCGGTGATAGCGTCCTTGATTGCCTTCCGGTTGATTTCGGGATCCTTGCGGACAAGGAATCTCTCCGGGATGTTCTCGATGTACTGCTCGTCCATCACGACCGAAGCGGGATTCTTCTGAATGTTGAAACTGAACAAGGGTGTTTTAAACTTCCGCTTCCCGGTCACCTCCATCGCCATCTGCAGGGCCTGCTTCATGCGCTTGATGTTGTTCTCGATGGTCTGCTTTTTAGCTCTCAGGCGCTTTGCCTCCGCATCGCAGGCAGCGGCGTCGCCCTCGAGAGTGCGGATGACCTTTGCGTATCCCTCCGCCTTGATTTCGATTTCGCCTTCGATGCCCTCCATTGTGTCCATGAGCGCCTGCTCGTCCATGTCGGGATCTTCTGCCAATTCCAGCAGATTCATGTAATCTTCAGTAAGTTCGTATAATGTCATGCTTTCACCTCCTCTTCCGGTGTTACAAACGGCAGATCTTCTTCGAGTGCCTCATCGCAGTCTGCGGTCTCTGTCAGAACAACCTCTTCGAGCTTCTGGATAAGCAGGCAGGCATCCCAATATGCATCCGAGACATTTCCTGCCAATTCGCCAAGTGTGCTGGAAAGTGAGCGGATAATAGTCCGCAGTGTTGCGTCGTCAGCTTCATTCTTCGAGATGTCGCTGAGAGCCTTAGAGATACGGCGCACTTCAAACAGAGCCGCCGCATTGTCCTTGATGTGGTTTGTGATTTCCAATGGTGTGTTAGATTTGGTCATGATATAATTCTCCTATAAGCATTTATTTATGTTGCTTGGCTCCCATGGGAACTCCCCTTCCCTGTGGAGCCTTTATTTGTCGTTGTATTTTGCGAGCACCGTCACTGCGGCAAGTATGGCGACGATCAGCGCGATCACAAACACTACGCACGACCGCCAATCGTCGCAAATTGTCTCGACGCAGCATCCGCAGAGGAGCCATGCCATAAACATGATTGCTTCTATTGCCTGTCTCATTCCTTCCCCCTGTCTGCCCTTTTGAGCACATTGAATACGGCGGCGGGCGTCCTTCCCATGATGTCGCCGATTTCTGCGTATGTCTTGCCCGCATCTCTCAGCTCCCGCATCCTGTCGATGTCCTCGTCCGTATAGTGTTCTACGTGGTGACGTTCGATAAGTCCCTTGTCGGAGAGCCTTGTGATTAGGTTGCGGACGGATGTCCCGGGCTTGCCGAATCGGTTGCCGATTTCCTGCAAAGTGGCGCCGTTATCGTACATCTCGATAACTTTTTCGACCTTTTCTTCCGTCCAGAATTTCGGCTCTCTGTGGACTTCCCGCTTTCCCATGCCGCGTGTCTTCGGAGGCTTCGGGTATGTTTTCAGCTTCGGTCGAGGTTTCGGGATCGGTGCGGGCTTTGGTGCGTATACTGACGGTACTTCTACCACACGCATGTGCTTGAACGTGTCACCAACCACCGGTTTCTTATACGTCGCCTTCGTCGGCGGGAACGGTGCGCACGGCAGGTGGCGTTTGATTTTCATTGTTGAGTTTCTCAATTTGATTCCGTATCCTTTCTATCCGCTCCATGTATCGGATGCAGTCGAGGCAGATTCCTCTGCGCTCGTAGCATCTCTCCCGGAGCGGGCATTCTTCGCAGGTCATTCGAGAGCCCTGACGATGGCGACGATCTGTGCGTCTGTCAGCCTCCTGATCCGGCAGATCCGTGCGAAGATCCGCAGAGCCGGCGGGAACTTGCCCATGCGCCACATCCTCAGGGTGGAAGGTGCGCAGCCTACCAAATCCGCCATCTTGTTCGTGTTGACTTTCTCGCATCCGGATCCAAACAACAGCCTAGTCACCATAAGGTTCACCTTCTTCCGGGAAGACATCGTCTTCAATGATCCCGACGTTCCAGATGACGACGCATTCGACGTTCGGGTCATGCTTAAGCTTGTTAGTGTGGTCACGCTTTACCACTTCAAGTGCGTCCACGATGTTGTCTGCCATAATGCCTGTCACTTCCATCTCGACCTCATGCCCGTTTCGGCATTTTACGGAATAATTTGCGATCCACGTTTTCATCATGCTCTCCTTTCATAAAAACGCTTCTTTCGTCATTACTCATCATCCTTTTTCAGCAGTGCATCCACTGTCGTGTGAAGTGCGTCAGCTACGGCCTTAACCTTCAGTACACTGGGAATGTTCTTGTCCCATTTGCAAATACTGCCTCTGGGAAAACCAAGCTCCTCCTCCAGGCCCATCACGCTCTTGCCCTGGTCTCTGCAAAGATTCTGGATCTTCTGGTAAATATTCATCGTCTCACCTCACTTTCCGTGAAATATTCAGTATATTTGACGCATCGTATTGACGTATTACGTAAAATTTTATATAATGAGATTGGTGTAACAATTATATAA